CGATTTCCGTGACTTCGTTCTCCATCATCTGCAGGATGCAGTAGTCAGGCGCGTTTGGCGTGACAACCGTGGCGAAATAGTCCGTGCCGCCTACGACGCCCATCAGCGTTGCCGACGAAACGCCGGAGTACCCGTAGGCACCATAGGCCAACTGGCTGGAACTGCTTGCGCCGATCTGTTGCTTTGCGCCCGTGCGCGAGAAGCGGAACGGCCAGCCGCTGAAACCCATCGCCCACCAGTACGCGCCGTAGCTGATCGCCTGCCCTGCGGTCGAATACCCCGGCTGATTCATGCGGGCGATGCTGTTTCCAAATGCCATCACGGTCGGGCGATTGATAAACGATTTGGCCGCAATGTCGCCAAAAACGGTCAGCGGGTACGTCCCATCCCCTGACACCAGGGATTGAACTCCTGTGGCCGAATCCTCGTCGATGTACGCAACGCCCGTATCTATTTCATCCACTAGCCACCCAGCCCCCGTCAACGTCGGTCCCGCCATGATCTTCCCCTATGCTGCCATCAGAGCGCCCATGACGCCCGCTTGCTCTGGATTCTTCGCCTGCGCCTCGACCTGCTGCGCCATGGCCTGTTTCTGTTCCGCCTCCTGCGCCGCTTCCTGGCGGGCATCGCGGATCATCTTGATGTCGTCGTCCGAGCGCATGAGCTTGCCCGGCACGCCCAGGTACTGAGCGCGCAGCCGGTCGGCCTCCTCCCAGTCGTAGATGTCCATGAGGGCGGGCTGCGTCTGCGCCTTGGTGATGATGCCGGTCTCCAGTCGATCCATGGCGACGACATCCTCCAGCCGCTGCGCACGTGCCAGCGGGCTGATGTAGCGCACATGGAACTGCCGCCCGGCCAGCGACTGCGGGGGTTGACCCAGCGCACCAGCACGAAACGCCAGGCCGAAGCACCGCTCTACGAACGGCTGCAGGTATTCCGACTGCAGGCGACCGTACACCGGCCCGAGCAGTTGGCGGATCAGGCCCACACGCACATGCACCTCGGTGGCGGTCATCTGCGGGCCGTCCTGCGGCTGCAACTGGTCGGCCATGAGCGTGCGCCGGATCTGGGCCTGCAGCTGGGCCTTCATCGTGAAGCTGACGTTGAAGTCGGCGCCGGACTTCAGCTCCTTCATGCTGCCCACGCTGTTGGCCACGATGATCTTGCGCGGGCCGACCTTCACGGTCTTGGGGTTGAGCACGCCATCGTCCTCGGCGATCCACATGCCGGCGATGGCGAGATCCAACGCGGCCTTCTCCATGCGCACGAGCTCGTTGAGCTCCAGCATGTCGGGCAGCGCATCGAACGCCGGGCCGACTGCGTACACGCTGCCGGGGATCATCGTCCAGCGCGGGATGGCGCAGGGGAATTCCTCGAAGCCCTGCTCGAGCAGCACATGCTTGCCGTCGACCTCGATGTCGCAGGACATGAACGGCATGTTCTTGGAGAGCTTGGAGCCCACCGCGTACAGCTTGCGCGGCTCGATCACGCGCACCAGTTCGACGTTCTCGAATGGCTTGTCGACGGCCTTGTTGCGCAGCTTGTCCGACACCGTGCCACCGCGCTGGGTGAAGTGCTCGACCGCCTGCTGCGCGGTCATGGTGTATTTGCGGTACACCGTGTCGGCCCGGCCGTCCTGGCGCGTGGAGGTGATGAAGCACTCGGCAATGGGCCACTGCTCGAAGGCATAGCCGCCGCCGACCTCGCGGTTGATGTCGGTGAACAGCACGAACCAGCCCGCGGCCACCATGTCGAGGCAGCACTCATAACCGGCGGCGTCGAAGTTGCCGGCGTGGATGTTCTGCCAGACGGTGTCGGCCGCATCATCCAGCCACTTGCGCTCCTCGTCGGACTCGTCGCCCACGTCCAGGCCGAACCAGCGCGAATTGGCCGGGGTGATGCCGCCCATCAGGCCCGAGGCCAGCGTGCGGGCTGCGTCGGTGCCGGTGCTGTCCAGCCGTGCCGCATTGCGTGCGCGTGCCGTGTCGTTGGTGACGCCCTGGAACCCGGTGCCTCTGACCGGGAAGGTCATGTCGAAGCAGTCGCGCCAGTCGGACTCGTAGGGTGAGCGGCCACCCTGCAGTGCTGCCAGGCGGTCGAGGATGGCTTTTGCGTCTGCCGCCATCACTGCCCCAGCGTTGCTTTGCCACCCAGCGCCGGCACGTTGCTCGATGCCGTGTCCACCGCCAGCAGGCTCGATGCCTTGCGGGCTCGGTTGCGCTCTGCGAGTTTGCTGTTCGCCGCCTGGGTGGCCTTGGCCTCAGCGGCTGCGCGCTCGGCGCTCGGATCGGCCAGCGGCGCGACCTTGGGGGCCTTGGGTGCGAGTGCCTTGGCAGCGACTGCGCCACCACCAGCGAGCGCGGCCATCGTGAGCGCGGAGATGCACATGGTCAGCGGTGCGCGTTGTACTGCGGCGCCTCGACCGGGCAGACCCAGCCGTCAAGCGTCAGCACGGCGCGGCGAATCTTGGTCGGGTCCACGTCCACGGCGCGCAGGCCCTCGGGCTTGTTGCTGGCGAGCTTCTCGGACATCGCGGCGCTGTCAGCGGCTGCAATGGCTGCATCGCGCTGGGCCTTGTCGTCGGGGGTGGGTTCGCCGGGGGTCTGAACGACGCGCTCGGGTTTGGACATGGGCAGGACTCCTGTCGGGGGGATAGGCCCGCAGTGTCAGCCTGTGCGCTGTTCGGGTTCCCGGAAATCAGCGCCCCCACTCAAACCGTGTGCGTTCCTTCGACGCCGCGCCGCATGCGCTCGATGGTCCGTTGCTGCAGCCAGTGTTGGGCCTCCTCGATGTGGGTCAGCGCGCAGGCATTGGCCTTGCAGGCATACGGCCCCTTCTGGAAGCTGCGCAGACGGTCCGCGACGATGGCCAGCAGCACTTCGTGGGTCAGTCCGTTGACACCAACCTCGGCAATCGGGCCGTTCTGGAACAGGATGCACTGCCCGTTGATAAAGGGCTCTGTCGAGGACGGGTTCGTGCTGCCATCGAAGCCGCTCACGTCATAGTGGTGGTGAGCGCCTCCAGCGCCCGGCTCATCCATCACTGTGATGGTCAGCGTGTCGTTGGCGGGGTTGACCTTGTGGTCGTCAATGGTTCGCATGGTTTCTCCTGTTTGCCGCGCATCAATGGCCGCGCGGCTTGCCGCTATTTCCGCACCCTCTCCTGCCGAATGCTCCCCGTAATCCGCGGCACAGGCGGGTGCATCCTGTGCTGCCACAGCGCCAGCAGCCGATTGCCGTCCGCGTACTTCGGTTCCGCGTCGAGGTTCTTGAACCCGTGCAGCGTGGACACCGGGATGCCGGTTGCCTCGAACACGGCCTGCAGGGTCATGCCGTGCATGCTCAAGTCGATCAGGATGCGGCTCCAGTCGTATCGCTGGTCGGGGGCTAGGATTGGGGCTGTGGTCATTGCTTCCACCTTTCTCGCATCGCCCGCAGATGCTGCGCCGCGCTGCGGTTGATGAACTCGGCCAGGCGCTTGCTGGCTGCGGCTTGCATGGCGTCGAGCTGTTGCTGCGTCATTGCACCCCCTCATGCCAAACAACCGGCCGCTCCGACTGCCGCTGCACCAGCCAGCTCGATGTGCCCGCGATCTTGGACAGCAGCAGCCAGGGAAGTTTCGCCTTCGCAGCCTGCGTCATCGCCTGCTTGCGGTGCGCCGTGGTGATCGCCGCGCAGTTCTTGACCTCGACGCTGTACGTGCGCCCGGTCGCCAGGTCGCAGGCCCAGAAGTCCTCCGCCTGCGTGCCGCTGTTGAGTTCGGCCACGGACCAGTCGCGGGACTGCAGCAGGTCGCGGGCTTCGCGTTGGCCTTTGCGGCCTTTGTTGCGGCTGGCGGCGCTCATTCAAGGGCCTCCGAGCAGTCGCCATGCTGTTGCTGCCACTCGCCCCGATGCTGGTTCGCCGTCTTGTCTTCGGTGCGCTTGATGAACTGACAGTTCATGCAAAGGATTTGGTAGTCGTCGGGCTGGTACGCCGCCTTTGCCTTGCGATACACGCCGCGCTATCCCAACTCGGCGCGCTCTGCGTGCCGCAGTTGTGCGCACGGCAGGCAGATGATGGCCCGTTTGTCCAGGCCTGCCACCGTCATATCGCAGCGGTGACACCGGCTCATGTAGTTGCCAGGCGCGTACCCGTACTGCTTCAGGTGCAGCCAATCTGGCGGCTCGTGGCCTTTGGCGCAGCGCCATAACTCGCCAAGCCTTCCGCCAGCCTGAACCACGCACGCACGCCCAGGCCCACGGCCAGCGCCATCGCAGGTGCAAGGCTTGCGCGCGTCGGCTACAGGCCTAACCACACGGTCAACTTGACCCGCCACGGCGCCCGGGTTCTCCACGTTCTCAGCGTCCATCGTCGCTCCTTTGCGCCCGCGTGGCGGGCAAGTTACCTAGGCGTTAGGCCGCTCCAGCTTCGCCAGTTCATCAGGCAGGGCGCGGATGCGGTCGCTCAGTTCTTGCAGCACCTCGTGCGGGTCCGGGCTACTCGGGCGGAACACCATCGTCCGCCCGTCTGCGGTGTTGACCGGCGCCGGGTACAGAAGCGAGTGAATGCCTGTCAGCAGTTTCACGGCGGCGTCAACCCTGGCGCGGGCTTGCTCGCGCTCGTAGTAGCGCACCTCGGCCTCGCGCTCCAGGCGTTCCAGCCAGTCGGCGCCCTCGTCGCAGGCTTGCCGGCTCACCAGCACCATCACGCCGTCCATGTCGCCCTGCTGGTAGGCGGCGCGCAGTGCGGCGGCTATCTCAAGCGGCCTAACCTGGCGCTCAAGCGGAGCACCAACGGCCTGGGTAGGTTCACTCATTTCTCGTCCTTTCGTGCGGGCCGCTGGTGCCCGCTTAGCTCTACGTTGTCCATCCGAGGAGTTTGCCGCCGAGGATGCCTCCACCAGCGCCTGCGAAAAGAGCCAGCTCATTCACACCACCCCCTGCGAAACCGCGCGCGCAGGCGCGAAGGGCTTGAGGATTGACCACATCTCCTGACGCAACCATTCGGCGTGTTCGGGTTGGCCCACATCCCGCCAGGCTTGGACTTGCGCGGCTATGCGTTGCTGCTGTTCGGCGGTCATGCCAGATCCCCGGTGAGCGTCAGGGCCAGATCCACCACCTCGGGCGGGAAACTGTCGCCAGCGCGGACGCAGTTCAGAATCACGTGGGCTTCGGCGTAGGTCATAGCTGAGCACCTCCGGGATGCAGTCCGAGCGCGTTTTTGTAGCACCGGATCTGGTTCGCGTTCAGCACATCGCCGGCATCGTGGCGAGACTTGAGCCGGCGCGCCCAGGCTTTCATGTCACCCGCGTCCGGATCGGGCTTTTTCATGCCCTCGATGACCGCCTTGCGCACGGACGGATGCGCTGGCGCCTCGTTCGTCAGGATCGGTGTATCGGCTGCCGGCTTCTGCAGGCACAGGGCCTTGAACTGCAGCGCGGATGGCGGGAATTCTGCAGGCAGGTGCTCCAGCGCGTACTTGATCGAATCCGGCCGGATGCCGGCCAATTCCGTCGCCCAGGTGGTCCGCACGAGGTGGGCGTCGATGCCCGTCCACATGTTCGTGAAGCGGTTTCCGTACAGGCCCGTCAGGCGGGCAAACAGCGCGTCGATCCAGTTTTCAGGCAAGGGTGAGTGCATGGGAATCCTTCGGGGATGCGAGTCCGCCGGTCAGGGCGTTGATGGTTCTGGCCTGGGCGGATTGCCGCCCCTGTGGGCTGCTCGGCAGGAATAGCCCCTGGTTCCCGCCGATCGCCGCGTTCTCCAGCGCCGTCGCGTAGTCCAGGCCTGCGGCCCTCCACTCGGCCAGCTTGTCCACGGCCATCTGCCTCTGCTCGGGCGTGGCCTTCTTGCGTTTTGCCGTGCTGTGCCACACGTCCCAGTGCTGCCGGTTGATCCAGTCGGGAGGTTCAAACGCGGGCGCTCGCGCCGGTTTTCTGTCTTTCTTAGTGTCTGGTGTCTGGTTACTGGGGACTGGGGACTGGAGAGCATTGCGACCGTCATGCGATCCGGATGCGTTAGCATTGCGTTCGCTATCCGTTTGCATATACGGTTGTGATGCGTTCGCATTGCGTTCGTCTTGCGGTTTCGACCACCTGGCGTTCGCACTTGCACGCGCTTTTTCTTGCTTGGCAATGTACCGCTGCAGGTCAGCATCGCACCGGGCCTGGTGCCAGCCATCAGCCTGCAAGGTGAAAAACTCCTGCAACACCGACTCGACGGCCTCGCGCTCCTCCTTGGTTCGGGCGCCCACCAGGCGCTGCACTTGCTTGACGTCGGCCGGCAGCGGGCGCTCGGTCGCGTAGTACTTGCGGATCATCCGGCTGTAGGCCGCATCCTCGACAAACGTCAGGTGCGCCGTTGCCTCGGCATAGTCACCAATGTGGTGCTCGTAGTAGTTCATGCGCGAGCCCACTCCCTCTCATGCCGCGCCGCAGGAGAACTGGCAGACGATGCGGGTCATCCCAACATCCCAACAACCATGCGCGCCCGCTCACTCGCAGCCTTCGCCGCCGCCTGATTCATGGCCTCCGCCCGCGCCTTCGCCAGCGCCAGCACCTCGAGCCCACCCGGCCACTTCAGCAGCCGATTGCGCAGCGATGAGTGCGGGATGCCCATGGCCTGGGCAACGCCGCGCAGTGTGCCGCCGTCCTTCATCGCAGCCACGGCAACGTCAAGCGGCAGCGGGGTCGGCTTCGCGCCGGGCGTCTTTCCCATCGTGCCGCGCAGCTCGGGGAACAGCGCGATCGACTGGTAGTTGATGGCCTTCTTGCTGCAGCCGAAACGCTCGGCCACGTCCGCCCAACTCTTGCCCAACAGCCGGTACTCGCGCACCTCGTCGAAGTCCAGGCGCTCAATCAGCGGCTTGGCCTTGCCACTTCGCGGCAGGCGCTGCTTGGGCATCTCGGGCTTGCGCGTGCTTTTCTTTGCGACCAGCGGCTCGTTGAAATTGCCCGCCGCAATCTTGCGCGCGTTGTGTTCGCTGGCCTTGCGCGCGACGGTGGCGGCAGACTGCAGCGGGGCGAATACGCTGGGCTGGCCGGTCTGCCAGTTGAAGGGTGATGGGTTCATGCGGCCTCCAGTTCTGCAAACAATCCAGATTCCTGCGTCTCGCGGGCCTCCGAAAGATTGCGCTTTGCCAGCTCCCAATAGCTGCGCTTCAACTCGGAGCCGACGAACTTGCGCCCCATCTCGATTGCCACATAGCCCTCGGAGCCGATCCCGGTGAAGGGCGAGAAAACAAGATCGCCCGGATTGCTCCAAAGCTCCATAGCTCGCTCGATCACGTCAAGCTGCAGCGGGCAGATGTGGCGCTCGTCGTCGGATTCGCGGGCGGTCTTGAATTGCAGCGTGCGCGATGGGTTGATGTCCATCCAGACCGGGCTGGCGTACCGCTGCCACTTCTGCACCGGGAACGACTCGTGTGTGTGGCTGATGGGTTCGGCGTTGTCGCCTGGCTTGCGTACCGTCACCAGGTAATCGGCGATGCCCTGGCGCGACATGCTCGAATCTTTGCGGATGGTCTTGTGCAGCAGTCCGAGCGCCTTGGTGCGCTGCATGGCTGTTACAGGGTCCTTCCAGATCGTGACCTTGCTGTGATAGATCCACCCTTCCTCGGTGAACATGCGCGTCAGTTCGCCCGTGAAGTCGTGCAGGCCGATCACGCCATCGCGGAACTTGCTGGTTTGCAGGTCCATTGCGTGGAACGACAGCAGGCGTCCGGGCTTGATGACGCGGTACAGCTCGCGCACCAAGAAGCGAAAGTGCTCATAGAACTCACTCGTCGTCTTGCAGTTCCCCATGTCGCGGTCGCTGTTGGAATAGGTGTAGAGCGATGCGAACGGCGGAGAAAACACGCTGTAGTCAATGCTGTTGTCGGGCATATCGCGAGCCACTTCAACGCAGTCGCCCAGGTGCAGCGTCCAGCCATTGCCGGCTACCACTTCGCGCTTGTATTCGCTCTTTTCCACCGTCGCCCCTTTGATTGATTGGCGCGTCAACTCGCGCATGTGAGACACCATCGAGTCGGCCATCGTGTCGGCCTGCTCTTGCTTGCGTTCGAGATTGGCCTTGACCGCGCCCTCGGACTCGGCGGACACAAGATGGACGTTGACCACCGCCGATTGACCGAATCGATAGCAACGGCGCACGGCTTGATAGAAACTCTCGTAGCTGTCGTCCAGGCCGGCAAACACCACATCGGCGCAGTGCTGCCAGTTCATGCCGAAACCTGCAATAGATGGCTTGGTGACGATGACGCGTTTCTGGCCATGCGTGAAGGCCATGATTGCGGCCTCCTTCTGATCCAGCGTCATCGAGCCGGTAACCTCAACGGCATCGGGGATTGCATCGGCCAGCGCCTTGCTCTCGTCATTCAAGTGGCACCAGACGATGGCGGGGCGGTCGTGGCTGTTGACCAGATCGGCGGCGACCTTCACGCGCTCCTGCAGGCTCCCGCGCTTGGCATCGCGGCGCTCGGTCAGGGTCTGTGCAATACCGCTGAATAGCTGGCCCGGCAGCGCCTCGGGAGACTCGATGATGTGCTCGTGCATCTTCAAGCCTGGCAGCACATACCGCGCACCATCAAAGCCGAGGTCTGCGGGATTGCGAATGCACACAGCCCACGTACTCATCCACTCCCAAAAGCGCGCCTTGCCGTGGCCCTTCAATCGCCACTGGCTGGTGTCGCCGCCATCGTGGATAAAGAACATGGCGAGCATTTCAGTTGCCGTCATCACCCCGAGAAACTCGGCTTGATTGCCAAGCTCCATGTGGTCATTCGGGCTAGGCGTGGCGGTGCAGGAAAGCCGGGACGGCGTGTGCTGAAACATCGCAG